TTTGGATTAATTAATAGTTTATTGATAGATGAATTATATTTTACAATAACTGATGTTGAAGTACCTACTCCAACAGCTTCATTAGCATTAACTGATAAATTAATAACATCATTTCTTATCAAATTATGATTAGTTGAAACAGATACTAAAGCTGAAATAGTCTCAATAGTTCCTGTTACTTGTTCAAAATTAGATTCGAACTTGTATTCAAAATCATAATCAGCATTAGATAAGAAATATAAACCACCTGGTGATGCATTGGTTGTTTCAGTATTTAATCCTATATTATCAATATCAGTAACTATACCAATAAAATCATCTGATTTATTAATAACAAATACATCCTGTGAATTTCCACTTAAAGGTATACTAAATCCTAAAGGATTTGTTCCATCATCAGATACACCAATATTTGCTTTACCTGCAGGTTTTGTAAATGTTACTTTTTGTCCTGTTTTAAATGGATGATTTGGTAAATAAATGCTTTGAGCAGGAATTGAAACATTACGTGCGGTTTCACCCACAGAAACCCATGCAGTATATCCAATACCAGTATCTCCATCAGTACCTATTCCAAGAGCTTGTTTAGGATTGAAGTAGACAACATCATCTATTTTAGACTCAAAATTATCAGTTTCTACAGGTAATATAAATTGAGTTGGATTTAATTTAACTTCTGTAGATAATGTATGTGCAGTTCCTACAACACCCCTTCTAACTCTTAATACCTTTCTATCATCAAATTTATTAATAACTGCAAGACTTTCTGTTCCTATGCCTATACTACTTCCTACAGATATTAAAGAAGTACTACCAACGTAAATATCAGTTATAATTCCTGCTGTTGCATTTGCAGCAACTTCTTGATATAAAATTGTACTTTCAGTTGCAATACCAATAGAATGTGTACCTTGAAGAGATTGAATATCTGTTGTTAATCCAGAAACTTCAACTTTATCACCAACCTCAAATTGATGTGGAGTATCAAAATGTGCTATTACTTTCTTAGAATCTTTCCAAGTAAACTTAATTTCACTATATTCATTATAAGTTGTTTCAATTGTAGATAAAGCAGGTCCATCAATACTTTCAACAGTAGCACTTAAACCATTTCCATTAGTTCCAGTATCATCAAAAGTTAATACATCACCAACCTTATAATTATCTCCCGATTTTACAATTTCAAGACTTTCTACATCACCTTGAGTTACAGCACTAATAACTGCTGATTGAGAAACAATATCATCAGATTCTATAAAGAATGTTTTAGTAAACTTATCAGCAGATTTATATGGGAATGTATTTCGTACCAATTCCGAATTATTAAAATCAAAATTTTGATTTATTAAAGATTCTTTATCTAAAGTTTTAGGTTCACTTCTATAAGTTCTTCCGATAAAATATGGGAATTTTGGTTCCATATTACCTGTAGAAGATATCCCTGCAAAATATGCATAAACACCATTAGGAAATTCAGGTGTTACACAATATCTTCCATTATGCTCATCCAAATCACCAGAGGCATCATATGAATAATCATCAGCAAAGAATCCTGCTGGATATGTAGTTATTCCAGGTCTATTAGATACTTTTGAAGCATCTAAAGTATAACTAGGACTTAAAATCTTAACAGAGCTAGTATCAAAAGGATCACTGTATCCAAATGGACCATATATTGGATTTCCATCATAAGCCCATCCAATAATAGGGGAATGTCCTCCTTCAAAATCTCTAAAGATATTGGTAATTTCTGGAGATGATGATTCAAAATAAGACTTACCAATTTGAGTTGAATATCCAACTACAGAATATCTTAATCCATATTCAGATTCTTGAAGTAAAGTACCAGGATATTTTTTACTATATGGACTTTGTGTTTGAATATTATTCAAAGGTAATTTTCTTACGTTTGAATCAATAATTGCATTTTTACCAGCTGGTATTACCTTAATTTGAGTATTGGATGTAGTAAATCCAGTACCACCATTAAGAATTACAGTATCAATTATTCTTAAATAATTGATTGATGTTGGATCTTTATCAATAATAGGACGTATTCTTGCACTCAATCCATCCCCAACTACCTCTAAATCAGGCGTAGAGTAGTATTCCCCACCTCCATCATCTATTCTAACCTTTGATATTTTAGAGTCTATTATAATCGGTACCAGAGCAGGTTTGATATCCTTATCTCTTCTACCTACACCATTCTTAATTGTTATTTCTGGTTTATTTTCATAATTTATAACTGTATCAGAACCATATGAAGTTCCTTCCTCATATAATAATACATCAGTTAAATGTCCACGAATAACAGGTGTTAATACAATTTTATCTGAAGTATCAACAGAATATCTTATTTCAGATTCTATTTCAATATTAGGATATTTAAATTCTTGATAACCAGTTCCAGAAGAAGTAAATTGAACATAATTCTTTTCAATATAGTCTGTATTATCCGTTCCAGCAACTCCAGCATTTGCTAGTCTAAATGAGTCATCATTTTGCTTAAGTACTTTATATTGTACTGTAGTTCCAAGTCCTACAATATTTACAGAAGAACCACCACCATATACTATCTTCTCTCCTTCAGAGAATCCATGATTCTTAAAGTTAATAATTGAATCAATTGTTGATATTTTTTCTGGTTTTACAAAAACACTTCTATTCTCAAATGTACCACCTGCCTGTATTATAGCAACAGAATTTAAAGTATTTTTAGCATACTTGAGTCTAAATTTATGAGTACCAACATTTTTACCAGTTACTGCAGTATATCCTATAGTATTAATTCCTGCATTATAATCAGACTCTGTTCTATAAAGAAAAACACTACTTATTCCAAGAACTTGTGGATAATATGTTGCACCATCAACTAATTCATCATTACCAGGATTAAAGGGATTATTACTTCCTTGATATGTTCCTATACCTAAAGCAGGATAGGTATTTCTATTATAAATTAATGGTTCTCCACTCTTTAAATTATGATTTTCTTTAAATGTAATAGTTTCACTAACAGTATCTACTCCACCACCTTGTGTTATAATTCTAGCATCAAATTCTAATTCTCTATTTCTCTTTTTAATTACGGGTCTTAAAACAGTTTCATCACTATTACCACCAACTACTTTAATAGTAAGAACGTCTTCAATATCAAAATTTTGAGGATCAACTTGGATTTCACTAAGAGTACCAGAAATTACAGGTTGAATTAATGCTGTAACACCAATACTAGTAGCAACATCTATTTTTGGTGGATTAACTACATCATAATTAGTTCCTTTACTTATAACTGAACAATTTTCTAATTCTCCATAATAAATGATGTCTGATGATCTATTATTTTCAATTTCAACACCATTAATCAACATTCCAACTGGTCCTGGAATTGTTTTTACTTTTTCAGTAGAATTTAGATTTACATCTATTGGAAACTTCTTAAGTAGTTTTTGAGATTGAAGTTTTTTATTATAATGCTTTAATAGAGTAAATGTATGAGAACTTGTTACAGTTGGAATAGTAAACTCTTCAAAACCATCGGTTTCTACAAAAGATGCAGATAAGTATAGCTTAATTTGATTATTACCAACATTCTTTATATAATAAACACCTTCTCTTAATCCAGTTAATGGTGTAGTTCCAGGTGTATATTGTACAGCATCACCAGTAACAAAAGGAACATCACCAGTAAAAGATATTATTGAATATTTTCTTGTAGTTGAATTATATCCTTGTATAGTAGTGTTTGCAGTAGCACTACTAATACTAGATTTAAATATTTCATTCTCAATTGTAAATGATGGTAAAGAATTAGTAGCAACGTATAAAGATTCATGAGATTCATTATACACATTTTGTATATCTGAAGCTAAAACATTATTACCATAATCAATTTCTACACCACTACTAGAAGATTTTGTTATAATTTTTCGTAAATCATAATCCTTTCCAGACTCAAAACTTTGAGGATTTTCTATTACAACTTTATTTTGAGAAGGTGTTACACTAAGTACTCTTCTATTTGTAATAAAAACTTTTTGTTTATCTAATGCTAATGGATTACTAATTCTTTCTAGTATTTCAACAGTATCACCTACTTTTAAATAAGATTTATCAATAGAAGTCTTTAATATTAAAGGATCTGTGCCATTTGCATTATCAACTATTTGTAGTAATGTTGATGTATTATACTGCCAAGAATTTGCAAGAACTTCTTTACGTGTTTTTGCATTATTTTCAATTATTTCACCAACACCTTTAATAAGAATAGTTTCTCCTTCTAATGATAATCTATTATCATCTGATGGAACAAACTTGGATAATACTCCAGTAATTCTTAATTCAACCTTCTTACTTAAATCTCCATCTTCATATCCAAAGATAATTTCATCAGATCTTAAACTCTGTCCAGATATAATATCTGTATTAATTGAAGATACACCCAAGAACTGGTTAATTGTTTTATCAGTATAAACAATATTTGTATTAATTCCAACAATTTCATCATCTATCTCAACACCATCACTTATAATTGTTCCAGAAGTAGAAAAACCTATTGTTGAATCTACAGTAATAATAGATGAACCAGAAGATACATTACCTATTACTCTAGTTTTTCCTGGAACATCAAACGTTCCTGTAACATATTCTTCATCATCATATCCAACAAAAATATCTAAATTATAATATTCTGCAGTACTAACACCAGTAATTCCTGTAAGTTTCTCAACTTCTGATATTGATGCAGTGCTTGTACTATCACTAGACTTAGTTATTGTTTGTCCTTCTAATTTTACTGGATCACCACTTAATCTTTCTGCAACTATTCTTTCACGTCTAATATATTTTGCTGAAGATGGTTTTACTAGGAAATTTTCAAGATCAATAACTTTTGGATCAACACCATATAATACTTGGAAAAGGATTCTAAATGATTCTTCAGTACCTTTTGCTTCGTAAAAGCTTCTTGCTTCTTTTATAAAATTATTAACATCTAAATGTGATACAAAATCAACACCTTCCAATCCTGGTGTAAGAGAAATCTTAAGTTTTTTATAAAATTCTTGTAAAAATAAGGCACTTAAGTTTTGAATAACAGCATCTTCATCATGACTAGCAGCAGTGGTATCTGAAAATACCAATGAACTTGGATCATCACTAGAATGATATGTTGTTATTCCACTAAAACCACGTTCACAACCTGTAAAGGTATTTCCTGCTATTCCAGTATAAGTGATGATTTCATCACCTATTTTTAAAAGACCGTATTGATCAGGGAAACCTTTTGTACTACTAACAGTAATACTATCATCGCCAGCAGTTATACCAACACCTAAAGTTGTTCTTGCAGTTATTACTTCTGGTGTTAGATTGTCTAATTTTAGATATTGATCTAAATTATCAGTAATATCAATGGGACCGCCACGATATTCTTGTGAAATATAATATTGTTTTAGAAAATCAGCAGCTTTCGGGCTTTCAGATAATACAAACTCTGGAAGTTGATTATCAATTATTTGTTGTACTTGAACCCTTTTATCAATCCCTGTTGTAATCATATTACGTCCTTATTAATTCTCCGTTGTTATAACTTGAAGTAACTTTATATCCGACACCAGATATTTGTTCCCCTGAAGTAATAGTGTCTTTAACCATATTTATTGCACTATCACCGATGCTAAATTTTAGGTATAAATCCTGATAACCTATAACATCATTTGATTCTGGGAATGCCTGAACCTCAATTATATTGTTAGGTTTATCAGTTTCTGTTATATTAATTGTAGTAAGAATAATTTCACCCTTAATATAATCAACAGTTCCTGCATCTTCAATAATTATTATTTTAGAACCATCAACTACATCTTTTCTTATAATTTGCACAACACCTGTTTTTTTATCAGCATTAGGAGTATCTGATAGATATACAGTTTCAGAAGTTCCTTGAATTTTGAATCCTGTACTTTTAATATTTAAACCACCTGGTTTTACATTAAATTGATTACCAAAACATAATTCATATTGTGCAAATCGATTAACTAAAGCATTTAAGTTTCTTCTAATTTTAACTCTGGTAATATTAGATGTTATTGCATCATCTATATTATCAATTACACTTAAAACTTTACTATATCTAAATCTACCACCAAATTTATTAATATCAAGAGAATTTGCATATGTAGTAAGTCCTTCAACAACAGTTGCTCTTAATCCAGGAACATCTGTTACCTTAGCGGTATTATAATAAGTGTAATTTTCCAATTCAATATAAAGTACTTTCAAATCAAGGATTTTTTGATTAATTCCAGTCAAAGAATAATTTTTTAAATCAGAAAGTATCTGTTGTTTATCAAAATCAGAGACAAAATCACCATTTTTAGGCTTAATTGTAAGAAAAACGGTACCAAATTGAGGTGGATCCATTTCTTCACCACCAACTACTGATACACTTTCAGTATTTGGGTAAATTGTTTGTATAATTGACTCATAATCCCTTGCTGTAACTGCTCTATATTGCGATGAATACAGTCTAGGAGCGAAGTATTTAATAGAGTTGATTGATTCTATATCTCCACCATTACTAGCACGTTGAAGCGTTGTTATAGTGGAAGTATTTGGTGTTATTGATTGTCTTTCCGATACTCCTGAATCTGTTACTTCTTTTTGAACAGTACCTGCAAATGAAAATATATTTTCAGTTCCTGCATTTCCACCAGGTCCATTACCTTCTACACCATCAGTAACAATATACTGAACAGTTATTTTTGTTTCATTTGGTAACTTTTTACCAAAAATACCATCACCAAATAGAAGTTCCCATTTTTCATCTTGAACTTCTTGAAGCAAATATATCTCAGAATCTTTGTTTATATTAAGAATATTATCTACTTTAGTATATAATACTCCCTTTCCTAAATTAAGACTTCTATAATCTCCACCACTTGTTGGTATATTTGCATATACAACCAAAGTTGATGTATCAATATCAGGATTATCTAAGATAAATCGTTGATCTAAAGAACCATCAACAGTAAATGTTTTAGTTAGATAAGTACCTTGATATACTGTTATTGGATAATTTACTACTCCTATAGTATTTTCAACTTTAATACCGCTAATTTCTATATCTTGGGGAATAGAAAAGGTATATGTAGTATCTTCTTGCACACCAGTACATACTAAACCTTCTTTCAAATAAAGCGACCTATAAGGTACGTATGGATTATTAGGATCTGCTGAATTTGGATCTATTAAATTTTCCCCACTTAAATTTAACTGTATTTCTGCTTTTGCAGCAGTTTTAGAGCGTGGTACATAACCTATATTTCTTGCTAACGAAACAACATTCTCCCTGACAGTTGCCGAATCTAAGAAAGACTCATTAACTACCATATTGGAGTTAAATGCTGTAATGTAAGTATTATACGCTAGAGTATCAATTAAGACGGAAAAATTGGAACCTTCGAAGTCAAAATCGGTAAAATTCGAGTTTGCACGAAGATAATCCTTAATAGATGTCTTTATTTGATCAAAATCTAGGTTTGTAAATTTAGTAAAAGGCATATTATCTAGTGGCTTCTAATATGAATTGAAATGCTTGGGTAGGAAACTCTTGTCCGATGATGTCAAAGTATATATTTACTTCAAATTCATTGTCATCAGGTCTAGGAAAGACTTCAATGTTTAAATTTTCAACTCTAGGTTCAAAATTGTCTATTGTAGTCTGTATTTGCCTCTCTATAACCGATGCAGTACCAAAATCAACGAAATCAAACAAGCTACCTCGTACATCAGTACCTAAAATTGGGTTAAAAAACCTTTCTCTAGGGATAGTTTGGACTAAATTCCTTACAGATCGCTTAATTGCGTTCTCATTCTTAATTATTGTAAGGTCTTTTGTTACTGGGTGAGCATTAAAGGATAGACTAATATCTTTAAATGATCTAGATACCCTTGTTTTCATTCATTTTAAGCAGTTTTTCTAGGTTTATTTATACTCATTTTATCCAAATATGTATCAGACATAAAAAAACGCCCCAAAAGGGACGTTTAAAGTTATTTTCCTTGTCCTCTATACCTTTTACGAGCCGAGTTACGGGATGTAGCAGAGTATTTTGAGTGTTTTCCGTTCCCTTGACGAGATTTTTTCGGAATTGCCTCTACAAACATGTTTCCACTGAGACTTTTTTTCATTTTTGCCATAATTTTTTACCAAGGGGTACCATTTTGAATTTTGTTATGCTCCATTTGTCTAGATAAATCACCTTCTACCTTTTGTTTATAGTTTAAATTTGGCATAAGTTGTTGTGTTGCCCATTGATCATGAACCCAACCAATAACTTGTGATTCTGTAAGGTCATTAAATGGAATTAAAGTGCCTGAAGGACGTTTTAGTATACAATCTTCAACAACTTGTCCTATTATTGATGCATCAGAGTCATCTACAGCATTAGCTTCAATTCTAACATTGTAGACATACCCATCCGAGGCTTCTCGCTGCATATCTCTTATTTTCCATGTAGTAGTATAAGCCATTTTTAGTCTTTTAACATGATTGTTCGTAAATCCTCAGGGTGAGGTATACCATTTATATAGAAATCTTGAGATAATTCCTCTAATTTATCGAAGTATTCATCTTCTGTAAGGTTTTCATAAAGAAGTTTTTCCTTACAGAAGATACTATACCTATATGACTCTTGTTTTTTCATGTCCAACCCTTACACGAGGATCGCACCAGATTTCAAAACCTGCTTCTTTCGCATCAAGACAGAAAGAAACGTCCTCACCGCACATATCTTGCACTTCTCCTGATTC